TCGAACGGTATATAATCAACTAATAATTGTTTAGACATTATAATCCTCCTCTATATACAAATGATACGTCACCTGTTTGAACACCAGCGCTAGACGCATGTGGGATGCTTCCGCTCCACGCAACAGGATTAATATCTAATTTTATAGGACCTTGTCCTAATGAACCAACAACGATACCTGAAGTATATACTTCGCCTATTGTTCCTCCCCGCGATTTTCCATTTACAGATGCAGTAGTCTCATATAAAAAGTCATATGACCCAGTATTATTTACTAAAACATACCACGGAGCTTGTGAAATTGTAGTTGGTGCTGGTACAGTAATTTTTCCAAACGCTTCCTTCGGCAATGCTTTTGGCCCTGATTTTTCATCATTGTCCGGATCTGCTTGATATCTTCCCATTACATATCTCCTATTTTATTTCCAAGTTGTGCGCTTTAACCAAATATCACGCAATATAGCTGCAACTTCATTTCTAATAATTATTTTTAAAAGATTTATATCTTTATTTTCCAACGCTTCATTAACAAATTTATAGCCAACAGCATCATTTGCTCGTTCCATTTTCCTTTTCTTTTTTTCATCGTCGTCAGAAAAAGCATAAGGAGTACTATATCCTGCTATATCACCCGTCGTTGTAATTTCTTCTAAATCGTCTTCTTCTTCTAACTCTTCCTTATAAATTTTACAAATGAGAGTTCTCAATGAAGTTCCTAAATTTTCTTTCATGCTTTTTTCAATTCTTTTATCAATTCATAATATCTCATCATTTGAATGACTGTCGAATCCTTAGCTACTTTTGTGTGGCCTGGAGTGCAGAATTTATCTGTTGAATTTATAGCTTCATTTAATTTAATTTTTGTTATTTTATCGTCAACTTTTTTTCTATATTTTTTAAGTTCCTTTTTAATTTTAGGAACTTGCTTCTCAATGTACTCTTTTAATGAATTTGTATTTGATATATTATTAATATATGATCTTAAAAGTTTTTTTTGATCACCATTTAGATGAGAATATTTTTGATTAAATTTTTCGAGTAAAACACGATACGTAAGCATTCTTAAATCTTCATCATTAGGTAATCTTACGCCAACAGTTTCTGAAAGTTTAATAGTCTTTTTACTTGTTATATTTTCTATTAAATTAAAATATGATTCTGTTTTTTCTTCGGGGGATAAATTTTCCTGCTGTTCAAATAACTTATATATAGAAGCATAAACTTTATAATTTGGAACTTTTGAAGATAAAAATTTTTCTAAATCATATTTTACTCGAATTTCTTTAATAAGATTAAATTTTTCTCTCTTTAATGATGAGATGTTAACCTTTTGTCTTGCATCGATAACTTCAGAAATAAAAAAATCTGCTTTTTTATCAGAATCAAATTTTTTATTAACTAAAAGACTATAAAGCGCGCGCTCTTTTCCCAGCTCTGTTTTTTCATTAAATCTTTTTTTAATAATATTCAATGCTTCACTGCCCTTTACTTTATTAAGAACATCAACTGTTATCTGTCTTAACAAAAATTCAAAAAGAAGGCCCGTATTTCGAATCTTATTATGCTTTACCTTTTTAGCATTCATGCGTTATCTCCTGATATATCAATATAGGTATATTATTTCATATATAAATATAGTTTTTTTGTTTTTATATTATATTTATTCATTATCTTCGTCATCTAAAAGCGAATTTTCATTTAAAAGTCCGTTTTGATTTATATCTTTTCCAAATTTTTGTCTTAACTGCGCAAGTAATCCTTCGGCTCTAACAATAGTCGAACCTTTTCCAGGATAGAGTGGACTTCCACCTTTAAATTCTCGTTTACCCTGTCGATCTCGTTCGTACTTCGTCGCGTCTTTTATATCCTGAGATGTCGCTTCGCCATAGTCGAGATGAGAATATTGTGGCTCCTTTTCACTACCACCCCATTCACCAACCGATTCTTCAGCTTCTGCTTTTTCACCAGACTGTGCAGGATCGTTTCCTTCCGTAGCAATTTGTTCCATCCTAAAAGCTTGTTTTTGATCTTCAATAATTTTTTCAAAAATATCTTTCTTTTGATGATCATCCATTTCAAAAATATTATTATAAATCCAATCTCGAGAAAAAAGCTTAGTTTCCATTGCACTTTGAGCAATATCAACCTGTTGATTTAATAGCTCAAGTTTTTCTTGTTCATGAATCATAGAGGGATTCGTAAGCTTTAAATCAAAATTTAATAATTCAGCATCATCAAATCCTTGTGTATATAAATGAACAATAGCAATCTTTTCAAGTTCAGCAACAACAATTTTTTGAAAACGCTCAATAGTACGCGCAAAACGAACATCTTCAGCTGCAAGAGTAGCTTTTGAGTTATGAATTATCACTCCAGCATTTGTAGCAAAGTTATGATATTTTGAAATTGTCAAATCACAAGTATCTTTTATTTCAGTTAAAAATTCAACTGAAATCACTTTATGGTTTAAATATTGCTTTTCATATTTTCTATAATTCTGCATAAAAGCTTTATTCTTTAATGCTACAGGCATGTTATTAAATATAAAATCCACTTTATCTATATTATTATGGGCAAATATTTTATTTAACGTATTTCTATCTATACCACCCAATTTATTTTCTAAATCTTTAAATGAATTACATTCTTTTGCAACAGTGACCAATTTATCATATTTAATTAAATATTTAGTATTATACGTATTACCAATCATATTTTCAGAATATGATTTACTCATACATTCAGTTGAACAATATACGGCTTTGTCTTTTCTATATAACTGAACATTAAATATATCACCACAATATTTACACGTTATATCAACATTTTTATTTTTATTCCAAGGACCGTTTTCTTTTAACCATTTAACAAGTTTTTCGGATGATTTTAATCCACCCTTTCTACCAGCAAGTTTAAAATGATTATTTTTCTTTTGTTCTTCGACTCTCTTTGCTATATTTTCTGGTGAATTTAATGTTTTTTCTGTTAATTTACTGTGATATTTTCTATGCTCATAATAGTCCATAGAACAATCAAAGTTTTCAGGGTAGTTATTTTGTTTTTGAAAGTCACGGTGATGAACAACTTTACCACTACCAGCTTTCACCATATCATAATGTTCAGCAACTAATCTATGAACTTCCTGATAGTTCTCAATTCCAGGATGATATACTATTGTATATCCACTCTTACCTTTTTGAGTAGTTTCGTCTAAATATAATGGCATTAAAGATTGATTTTCTTGTAAATATTGAGCTTCAATCCATTCACCATCTCTTGTCAAGAACTTATGATCTGGTGTACAGTCTATATATTTATCGTTATCTAATGTAACTCTAACCAGTTCAGCATCTTTTTTAGTATATCCAGCCCATTCTATTTCACCAGGAACAATCATATTTGTTTTTGGATCTATTGCATAGGTGTAATGTTTGATACCATTTTCATAATCTTCGATAATTTCTTTAACAGTTTTTATTTCACCATTTAACAGTGGAATTTCAGTTTCAGGAACTACACAACCTATTCCTTCTTCATAGCCTAAAAATGCTTTCGGAATCTTTAATGCTGCCATTAATTTATTACGCAAATATTCAATATCATCAATAGCACCTTCACTCGTAAGACCTGGTAGCGTTTCGATTTCAGTTCCACTATCCCCTCCACGAACTGGTAAATAATAGTCTTCAGTAACCGATTCAATATTATAACGTAAATTATATTCGCCGGAATCTTGATCAATAACTGGAATTTTTTTCATTTTATTAATAATTTTTTGCATAAAATTATCAACTTCATTAGGAGGTATATTTCCAATATCAACTTTAAAAATTCTCTTTTCAGGTGCTCTCATAATTCTATGAATAAGCATAGCATCTTCCATAAGTGTTAATTGTTTCCATACTCTTCTTGCACCTTCTAACGTTGATTTTCCATATGGTAAATAATTAGAATCAGATAATAATCTAAAATGAGCTACTTCATAATTTTCATATAACTTTTTAAATCGCGATGAAATAGTAGGTAAACCTGATTCGCTTGCAACTTCAAATTGTACTAATTTAGGATTTTCTGGATCATGATCTTCCATTCGTATAACATCATATGGTGATAAAGGTCTAATATTAACAATTCCATATTTTTCTGCAATTTCTAATAGCAAATAAAAATCTCCATATTTTGTTAAATTTCGAAGCCAAGACCATAAATTAAATTCAATATTTAATATATCATAAAATAAATTATGTAAAATTTTATGAACTTTAACATTATCAGTTTTAATTACAAGAATTTCTCCTTCAATATTATCTACTGTTGATTCATCGGAATATACATCAAGTGCTGATGAAATGATTGGGTCTGAATCCATTAATTCATAATCTCTAAATAATTCAGTTCTTGCAACTTCATATGCATTTTTAGCATTTTGTTGTGCTGAATATTTAGAGCCCCAGCCACCTCCGCCCATAAGTTTCGTATATCTATCAACAAAATTAGTTGATAATCCCATTTGTGAAAAATCAACATCTTTAACAACTAAACGATTATCATCTGTTTTTCGTACAACGATATTACTTCTAAACAATCGTTTTAATCTATTAAATAAATTATTTCGTTCTGCCATTTTTTACCTCATTTTTTTATGTTATAAGAGCCAGGATAAATCCTCTTTGTTTCCCTTAATATTTATTTCCCATGGATTATCTTTTGGTTTTATTTTACCTTTTGAAAATCCTGCATCATATCCTTCATTACTATTTAACATTGAATCCATCAATGCTCTTTGTAAATTATCATGTTCTGTTTTTAATCTTAAAGCAGTATCTCTTATCCATAAAGCAATTGAATACGACATAACTAAATCATCATTATATCCCCTCATGGCTTCTGCCTTATTATTTTGATATGAAAAAACAAATAATTCTTCTATTAATCTTATCGAATTAATCTTAGTAAGTTTTTCTCTCGTATATTCTTCCATTTTTGCAATAATTAAAGGTCTTGTTTTCATTGTAGTTGAAAATCCAGGAATCATATTTTTATCTTGAGATCTATATCGATTAGATTGAATTTGATGCTCTACATCAATATATCTTAAATCTTTTGACTGATAAAATAAATTTTTATAACCCCTATCAATAACCGTTTGGATCGTTGCCCACCCTACATTATTATTTTCAATGACTAATAAAGCATCATTATATTTTGTTGCTATTTCAATTAAAAAATTTCCAAAATCAGTAGTCGATAGCTGTCCTTTGTATTCTGCTATTTGCTTTAGATCATCTATTTCAAAAACTTGCGCTGCAGAATAATCAGTTCCATCTCCTCTTGCGACATCAGCAACTACTAAATAATTTTTTGAATAATTTGGTTGATCCCATACCCATAAATTTTGATCAAGGCCTATTTTTTCAATAGGATCTTTTACTTGATTTTCTTTATACCACTGTAAAATTTTAGGATCTACAACGGACTGTCCAGATGATAAAAAATCTGCATCGCATTCTTGTGCTGCCATAGTGGGACCAAGAATTTTATCTTGATCGTCACGCCATAATTGATCTCTATCAGGATGTAAAGACCAATGTAATTTTATAAAACTAAAATCATTAATACCATCAACAGCATCTACCCACATTTTATGAAACCAATTTCCAACACCATTTGGTGTAGATAAAACAATGCAATTGCCGCCAGTTGCAAGTGTTTGTTGTGACGCTGTCCATATTTCATCAATCTTATCAATAAATCCCGCTTCATCTATTATAAGTAATGATAATGCTTCGGATCGGCCAGCTTCTGACGTCGCGGCTACTGCCTTAATCTGCGAACCATTCATAAATCGTAAAGATAGCTTATTATCTTCATCAACATTAGTTTTAAGCCACGATGGTAAATTAGAATACATAACACGCACTTTTGTTACTAAATTTTTTGCAGTATCTTTATCTTTTGCAATAACAAGAACATTTTTATCATTGTTAAATAACATTGTCCATAAAGAATAAGCCGCCGTTAATGTTGAAATGCCTAATTGGCGCGATTTTAAAAGAATATTATATCGATGAGCACTAAATTCTTGTAAAGTTTTTTCTTGAAAATTATATAAATCA